AACATAGGTTCTTACACTGGGTTTGATTCAACCGATAACCTATCCCCGTTAGATGCCGACTTTACGACTGTGAAAGATGTGCGTCGCCCTGTGAACGTCCATAGCGAGGCACGTATGAGCGATACCGTAGAGCCTTACTCGGATTCGAATATGGAGATGTTCAGTTCCTTTTAGATTTTAATTTCCTTAAATGCTTCGCCCATTTCGCCGTGATATCACGCACATATTGGATGTTCCACCCGACAAACCGAAATGTATATTGCGTATATGTTTTTTTTGATATAATATAATCCCTCTTATATTCGCCCTTGATGTTCGCTCCCTTAAAGTCCGTAATCACATCCACCGCATCGCACTGTAATAACGCTCCGATGTTTAACAAAAACTCGCAACAAATATTATCCCTCGTATATAGCGTTTGGATGTCGTCCTCGCCTGTATGAAATGTTTTGGAAAGGAACGCATAATTGAACTCGTCGAAATATTTGGCATCCACTATGATTTTCCACAGTATATTATGCTCGGGATTATGCGGTTTGCTATATATATAGTTTATCGCAGTCAGTTCTTGTAGCGAAGTTGATAAGAATGTTTCAGTGGTTATGATGCTACCGACGCTAATGCCGCCGCTAACTCCGCTACCGCTAACGCTGCCAACGCCGCTACTGCTCTGTTCCGACATCCGTTGTAATAGCGGTTTATAGCGGTTATAATTGAACCCGCGATACAATACGAGTTCAGTGTGTCGCCCGATGACTTCCGAACACGAATGAAGTTTATTTGCCAATGATTCCGTTAATAGTTTCATATTTTTAAGTTGTCCGCAGAGAAAGTCCTTTGCGTCGATGTTATAGTCTTTCATATATTCTTCGGGCAATTGAAGATTCTCGATGGGATTACAAAGCAAATGTGTAATCACTTGGTAATTCAATGTATAATATCCTCTGCTATTACGCATTTCAAAGTAATCGTCGGGGTCATCCTCAGACTTCCATTCATACAGAAAGTCCGCGACATTAACCTTTTTTCGATTTCTTGTAATCTTGTTGTCCTTGTTGTATGTTGATTCGAGCGAGAACAAACTCGGGAACTGCGTCATTGTCCTTTATTTTGTATTTTCTCTAACCATAAACCAGAATATCATTTTTTACAAACATATTTAAGCAATCTTCGCTACTATATTATAACGTTCAATTATGAAAAACAAGGAAGACGAGGCTAAGCGTAGCGGGTATTTTAGACCTCAGATATGTAGGAACTGTGGTATCAACGGGCATTTATACAAGGATTGCCTACATCCGATTATGAGTTTCGGTATCATTTGCTACAAGGTAGAGAATGGGGAGATAAAGTATGTTATGATACAGCGAAAGGACAGTTTGGCGTTTATGGAGTTTGTGCGAGGGAAATACAATCAGACGGACATCAATTACATTAAGCAACTTATCGATTATATGACGGAGAATGAAAAGGAGATGATATTGGAAAACGCGTTCGACACGATATGGAACTATACGTGGTGTCAGTCGTCGCAAAACGTCTTCAAGCATACAAAGGAATACATTGAATCGAAGTCGAAGTTTGACTATGTGATAAATAATAATAATTTTGTAAATGTCATCAAATCGAGCAAGGTGAAATGTAGTTGCTTGGAGCAGGAATGGGGTTTCCCAAAGGGGCGAAAGAAGATTCGCGAGAGTGATATTGATTGTGCTGTTCGCGAGTTCTGCGAAGAAACACAGTTATACAAGGATGACATTCAAATCGCCAATGATATCTCGCCGTTTCAAGAAATATTCTTTGGCACGAACAACATCCTCTATAAACACGTTTATTATGTTGCGAAAATCGTCAAGGAAAAGTCGAAGATATTCTTGGATAACAATTGTCTCGAACAAGTGCGGGAAGTCCGCGATATCAAATGGCTAACATACGCCGAGGTATTGTCGCATATTAAATATCATAACATCGAGCGGATTGAGATATTCAAGAAGGCACATAACATAATTAGTGAAGCGTTGCTATTATAAATCTTCTTTAATTTAAATAGAAGGTGGATGATTAAAAAGGGTTCTAAAATCTGTCCCGATAATAAAGAAGTAAATCCAGTTACGGGAAGATTCGTTTTAAAATGTAAAGAGGGAACGGTGCGAAACAAAGAGACAGGGAAATGCGACAAAATCCCAAGCGAAAACAAGAAAGGAAGACCAAAGAAATTGCCTCTCGCACAACCTGTGTCTCCTCGTCGTCCTGTGTCGCCTAAGCCTCCGTCTCCGAAGCCTCCGTCTAAGAAGTCTGTCTCGGCTTCGTCTGCTTCATCTGCTGCGTCCGTTTCATCTGCTGCGTCCGCCGCTTCGGCTGCTTCGGCGTCTCCTGTTCCAAGGGGGGTATCCACGGATTCGGAGTTCGAATTGTATTATCCAGATTTGGATGACCCTGACTTTACATCGAAGATTACAAATAATAAGGAGTTTTTGATTCATAAAATACCTGACTATCCTATCATCACGAATGCCGAAGAGTTCAATGCGGTATCCACTAAGTTATGTGGAAAGTTCGACAAGATGCTTTATCAGCATTTTATAGGACAGTTTTTATCGTATCGAACCCCCTATCGGAGTGCTTTGTTATACCACGGTGTCGGCGTGGGTAAAACGTGTTCCGCCATAACAATCACAGAGGCTCTATTAAGTTCGCAAGTATCCTCCGAGCCGAAGATTTGGGTGATTATGCCTCAGGCATTAAAGACCAGTTTTAAATCGCAAGTATTTAGCCTCGACGATTTTGAGACGCTTGAAGGGTTGGCGAATCAATGTACCGACCATAATTATATAAAATTGTTAAATATCTATAAATCTACATTGGGTGTAGAGAACAAGGAGAAACTCAAAAGCGAACTCAAAGCATTACTTAAAACCCGCTATGATATCTTTACGTATGACCGATTCGCCAAATATATCAAGGATAACTATACCAATACCAATAAAATTGTAGAGAACAAGGTGATTATCATCGACGAGGCTCATAATATACGTAGCACAAATAAGAAGGTGAAGGATACCTACGTGGCGTTAATGAATTGCCTTGAAAAGGGGAAGAATAATCGACTGGTGTTATTATCTGCTACGCCGATGTATAACGAACCGCGAGATATTTTAGAACTTTTAAAACTATTGCTTATAAACGACAAGCGACATACGATTCTACAAGAAAACAAGAAGATATTCAATGGCAAGACGTTCAATATAGAGGATGCGAATGTCGCGGAATTGATTCGAAACTTGTCGGGACGCTATATATCTTACTTGAAAGGCAAGAACCCTTTCACATTCGCTTTAAAGTTGAATCCGAGCATTAGCGGTATTAAAGTGTTAGAGAAAGCACCTACGCGAGATATGACGAATAAGGCGATTAAAAAAGAGAGCCTCGGCTGGTTGAAGAATATAGATGACGAGATTGTTATCTCCACCCTTGGCGAAGCCCAAAAGAAGTTAGTGGATTCGCTCGAAAAAATAGCGTTTGACGTTAGTAATGACGACGATGTGGATAGCGACGGAAGCGACGATGATGGAAGCAGTGGTAGCAGCGGAAGCGACACAATGGATAGCGACGGGGACGTCTCGGATGACGACGAGAAGCAAAATAATAATATGAAACTGCTACAACCAATGAATATCGTATATGATACGGATATCGGTATCAAGGGTTTTTATAATTTTTTTAGTAAAACAAAGGATGCTGACCCTATCGAATTAAAATATACAGAGGGGTATAAAAATGCTTTATTGCCAGACAAAGAACATTTAGGTAAATATGCTGGAAAGTTTTTGAATGTTTGTAATTTTATTCGCAAATCGAAGGGAATCGTGGTTATCTACTCGCGATTTTTGATATCGGGCATCATACCGATTGCGATAAGCCTCGAACATTTAGGATATTCGCGGGAAGGAGCGAATAATATTTTGAAGAATGCCGATATCGTCAAAGATAAGCCGATATACGAGGGCGTTCGCAATCCGAAATACTGTATCCTTACGAGCGATAAGAAGGAGTATATGGGAACAACGAAGATAGATGATTTAATAAAAATAATCAATCACAAAGACAATCACAATGGGGCAAAAATAAAGGTGATTCTTATCACTCCCGTAGCCAGTGAAGGGCTGAGTTTTTTCAATACTCGCGAGATACATTTAATCGAGCCTTGGTATCACTTTAATCGTGCCGACCAGATTATCGGACGTGGCATCCGCAATTGTAGGCACAATGGACTCGCGATTGAGAACCGCAACGTATCCGTATTTATGCACGGTAGTGTGAATGACGACGCGAATCGAGAAAGCATCGATATCAATGCGTTCCGTATATCCACACGGAAATACATTGAGAGCAAGAAAATCGATAAAATTATTATGGATAATGCGATAGATTGCCATTTAATGAAAAATATCAATTATTTCCCGAAAACGCTTTTTAAAATGGAGAATGTAAATATCCAGACATCGCAAGGTGCGGTGATTAAGTATAACTTTGGCGACGACGAGAAACACGAGCCAAAATGTAATGTGATTGTGAATCCTCGCAAAATTAACATTCGCGGGTATCGCAGTGAAATATACAAGCATCTTTTGCCAAGTATCAAAACCGCGATTAAGAATATTATTAGCACCACCACTAACGCGGCTACCGTTGCTACCGCTACGAATATGTATATTGATTTTGAAATGTTAAAAAACAGTATGGGTAATACAGTCGACAATGATATATTGATGTATGCGATTAAAAACATCCTATATCCAAGTATCTTTCTTCGTGGCAAGTATATCACGAGATATAAAAACGGGATACTAATAAGCCCTATCGATATCCAAGAGAATACGAATAAAATTATTCGATATAATAATGACTCGCTTACGCGGCTAACGCGGCTAACGCGGCTAACGCGGCTTACGGATAAACCTTCAAGTCGCGACGATGCGAAGCAGTCGAAGCAGTCGAGCCGTGAGAGCGATAGCCGCGATAGCGTCGCAAACGACACAGTAATAATTCAAAAACTTCTTGATAAAATAGATATAGATTTTAAGGATATAAATAAGACTGCGATATCCTTTTATTTAAATATTACGGCAGAAGACTTCAAAGTATTAATACAGTATATCTTAAAGTCGTATCCAGTGTCCGCGGCAGATGCCTTCGGCAAGAAGATTTATTTTATAAGCAAATGCCTATATAAGCAAGGGATACTAATTAAAAGCGACGATATACCGTCGTATTCCGATAATAACAATGAATATATTGGATATATCAATATGTATAGCGAGAATAACGAGGTGGATAACACGTATATTCAATACAACGAGAATGACAAGAAAGTTGTCATACAATACAGGAGTTATCCCGAATATATAAAGATGATTGACGAGATGCAAGTAAAGAAAATAAGAGAAAGTATCAAGTTGTATAACGCGACGACCCAGAGTGAGCAGAATGTAAAACCGACTTCATCGTATATGACGGAATATTTTAGTAATCGCGTATATAACAAGCAATACATCCCGAATGATATGACGAACGAAAAGACACCGTGGGGCATCATAGTTCGCTCGAAGAATAAATATATCTTAAAACTATTTACTACGGGGGACGGCAAGAAAACAGGGAGAGTATGCGATACATATACCGAAGAAGAACATAATACGATGCTTCGTCAATTGATTCCAGACGGCGAAAATATTAAGATGAAAAATAAAAAAATACTATGTAGTCATATTGCGAACATATTGCTTCTTAAAAATAAACTGATTTTGTTCCCCTTGTATAAGCCGAAGTCCTAAGCCCCTCCCCTACATCATTAAATAACTAAACTGGGCGATAATTGCTTGTTCGTAGGCTGAATGTTGCGTCGGCGGCTCTTCATAGATAATTTGTAATACGGGCGTAAAGGTTCTTCGAGGATACATTATAATAATATAATATATAAATATCATAGATAAAATCTATCAATTTATAGTAATTCTTCCTTTATTTTTCTCTTTGTTATATACGATAACCTTATCATTATAATACACCTCTTTATCGAGAAAGAAGGATATAAACAATGCCGTCGATTTATTCCATCGATTATTCACTACCCCTGACATTATTTCGGCACACTTTGTCATCCCGAATATCTTTGAGAACTCGTCCCTTGTAATCAAGGTGATTATCGATTCCTTTATATAGTCGGCGGACGTATGAAAAGACATTGTCTCGTTCATAAGTATATCAAGTGGTTTAATCGTAGTCGCTTTTGCTGCCTTCGCTGCCTTCGCGTCCTTTGCCGTCGTCTTTGATACGGGTGTTTCAGGCATCTTTGTTATTATCGGTATATCGACGGGTTGCTGTGTAGGCTGTGTCGGCGGCTTTTCGATTTCTTTGGGATGCCCCTGTGAATGCCTATTAAAAATCTCTGGGGATACATCCTTCCATTCCGATGACTCGGAGTCGCTACACGACCTTAATTTATTATAAAGGATATCTATCATTTGTTTTGTTATGTATATGGGTGTATAGATATGTCATTTTTTTATGTAATTAAATAATCCTCGTATGTTAATTCGTTGTCTAAGCAGGTATTGCATGTCGTATTCTGCTTCATAAACTTCTTTTTCAATAAATAAAACTTCATACTCGAAGAAAACTTTTGCTTCGGAACAACGCTAACTGCTACTGTATCCATAGTAGCGGTATCGGCAACCACAGACGATGTATCTTCATTATCCTTCGTGTTGATGCTGTCATTGAGTAATGTTTTCATCAACTCGTATTTCGAGATTTCATTTTGAGATTTAATACAAAACAAAATATAATTGTTTATTTTCGAGAGCAACTCTTCCTCAATCCAATTGAGATTTAAAAAAATACCATTATTGTTCTTCGTATAGTTCGCCTTGGTGTCCAATATTATCTTGAATAATTCTAAGTTTTCGCTCTCCGTCAATTTAGACACGTTCGCCTGTATCGCTTTACATAAATCAATCTTATTCATTATTAAATAACATTAGGTTATATTTTTTTATATAGTATTATTCTCATTCTCATTCTTCGTATTCGTCTAATTCATCGGCATCTACATCGTCATCCGCGTCATCGTCCAACTCGTCCATATCATCCAAATCCAACTCATCCTCTTCCTCTTCTTCCTCTTCGTCGTTCTCAAACATACTAAACTCCCCTCCCTTGATTTTGTTGTCGCCATATTCGTCGATGATAATTTTCTTCACATTATCTACATCGTCATCTTCTTCCTCTTCATAGACATCATTGTCGTCATTCAACGCGTCATCTTCAAACGCCAAGATGTCCTCTTCTTCGTCTTCGATAGACGGGCTATCATCTTCGTCCTCCTCAATGACGCTAATGTCGTCATCGACCTTGTCTTTGATAATTCGCCCGATGATAGAAATCATCTTATCATACAAGGTGAATTTCTTGCCACACACGATGACGTTTATCTCATCGCCGATACCGATATTGTCAATATTCACGTCCGAGAGTATCCCTGAGGTTATCTTTGGGATGATGACTTCTAAAATCGCCATATCCTCATATTTGCCGATTGCGAGTAGCCCGAGGTTGTTCTTCGCCTTCACGATACATTTCACAATGGAGTCTTGTGCGGGATTACAGATTTCCGCGATACAGTTCAAGTCATACGCGATATTACCGTTAAAGTGGGCTTCCTTGATATGCCCGGGCGACCGCTTAATGATTTTTATGCTATCCTTCTTAATATACCCGTGCTTACTACAACTGTTTTCGAGCGTCGCCTTGACTTTTGTAAGAATCGTATTCTCAAAGTGCGTATTCAATTCATTCGGTGTCAAGATAATGGTTGTATTAAACTTGATTGGCATAAACAGTTTTGACATTGTATCTCAATTAATGTTTATAATCTATATGAATATATCATTTTTTTTATTTATATAAAAAACTGATATATAAATCTATAATATCTATATTTATTAGATAATACATAATAATTAAAAATGGAAATATCAAAGGACGATACTATTTTCACTATAATCGACGCGATACCATCGAATGGCGGAGAGGAGAGCGTGATTAAAGTCGAGAATTCCGAGATATGGTCTGAGGATAACTATTATAACTTTGTAAATATAATGAATAGCGAGGGATACATCGAGGATACCGAACCGCAAACCTTACACGCATACGCAAACGATTATTTGTTGGCGATTAAGAGTCCCAAGAAAATATTGTATTACTGTAATCACAATGCCTATAAATATGACGCGAACATCACGTGGTATCATTACGGCGTCTCTAAAAATGTCGTGAATACGCTATTCAATTCGACGCTCACCTTTTTAAACATACGGAAAGCCAAGATAGACACCGAGACACCTCCTGTTGCGAACTGGGACAATATGCGGAAATACTTTAAAATCAACAAATGTATCACCTATACCGACAGTGCGACGGGTGTCAAATATATAGTGAATATCAGCAAATGCCACGACCGCGACTATTACGAAGCGGACGACAAGGATTACCATTTGGCACTGAATAAAGCGAAAATCATCAACAAAACACAGCAATACGAGTTTTACATTGATATAACAAATACCGACAAAGAGAATATAATTCCTGCGATTATCAAAATGGAACAGGCTTTACATTTGAACAGTTTCATCATCTCCAAGCATCAACAAGCAGACGTGATAAAAGACTACGGGTTGCTTGTAAAAAACGACATCTTCACGCGGCGATACGATGATAAGAAACCTCCGCTATTAACACCGAAGCCTTTTACGCTCGAACGTGCGAATATGCTCAACCCGAGCGATTACGAACACGGCTACGGAATCACAAGCATCTTATCGGAATACACAGTAACCGAGAAAGCGGACGGCGAACGGCTCTTAATGTATATCAATGCCGTCGGTGGCGTGTATCTAATAAACAACTCGCATCAGGTTATCGACACAGGGCTAAAAAGCCCGTCCGAACTGTATAATTCTCTGATAGACGGCGAATATATCGCGTGTAATAAACGCAAAGACAATTCCGCAGTGGGGCTTTACGCCTCCTTCGATATGTATTACTACAACGGTAAGAAAATCACGCAACTCCCTTTAATCGGCGACGGCGCCGACGGTAGCGGTAGCGGTAGCGGTAGCGAATCAAGGTATCATTATCTATTGAAGACGGATAAACTATTGAAGAGCAAGAGCGAGTATGCGATGGATTATATCGTGAAGGAGCATCTCTATTCAAAGGATATTTTGGACGACTGTAAGACGATACTAACGAATCCCACATACCCGTATGAAATTGATGGGCTTATTTTCACACCCGCAAAACTCGCCGTCTTCTCGAATTATGCGAATAAACCAGAGCCACTCACCGAAAAACTGGGATGGGACAAGGTATTAAAATGGAAACCGCCAGAGCAGAACAGCATTGACTTTCTCGTGAAACGCGGAGAGACGATAACGATTGACACGGTTAGTTATGCGGAGTTCAAGTTATACGTCGGGTATAACGCGTCGCAAATCGACAACTATACGATGAAAGACGTATTCAATTATATTTACAGATTTAGTCAATTCCGCGATGCGATTCGGGAACGCGAGAAGTATGTGTGTCGCCTGTTTAAACCCGAATACTATTACGAGAAGGGGATTGACAGTTCGCTTATAAAAATAGCAAGGAACAAGGAGATTCGATGTGAAAACGGCGACAAAATAGAGGACGAGATTATTGTCGAGTTCAGTTATGACGGCAGTGAGCCGAACGCTTCGATGCGATGGAAACCGATGCGAGTAAGAGAGGATAAAACGCGTATCTACCGCCAAGGCATATTATCGAAGACGCTCAATGATTTTAGTGTCGCGTGTAATATCTGGCGTTCAATCCATAACCCGATATCGCAAAACAACATTATCGGGAACGAGCCTATACAGAATAATATGGATGTTGCCGAGTTAAACGCGAACGACATTTATTATTCGCGAACGATGCAAAAGGACGCGAGGTTATCGCATTATATGTTGGTATTTCATAACAACGGCGTGAAAGATATGCTATATTCGAAGCCACCGCGAAAGGGGAGTATCGTGGAGTTGGCGTGTGGGCAGGGAGGCGACCTCAATCGATGGATTAAAAACGATTATCGGTTTGTCTTAGGGGTTGATTTGGTAAAAAACAATATATATAGCCCGAATCACGGGGCATACGCACGTTTGCTAAAAGAGCGTAAGCGGTTCTTTATCAATATGAAGAACAACAACAATAACAATATGCGATTCCCTGATATGGTATTCGCGGTGGGCGATTGTGCGAAGTCCATACGAGAGGGCGAATGTGCCGTAAATAGCGACCCGTCGATAGACGACCGCGAGAGTTATAATGTGCTTAAAATGGTGTTTGGCAAAGGGAACAAGAAGAACGATACGCAGTTCAATCGTATTATTGGGAGGGGTGCGAACGGGTTCGACGCCTGTTCGTGTATGTTTGGCATCCACTATTTCTTTAAGAACGAGGAGATGCTTGACGGGTTTCTATCGAACGTGAGCGAATTACTCAACGCAGGAGGCGTATTCTTCTGTACCTTTATGGATGGCGAAAAAATCGAGAATGAGATTGAGAATAACGGAGGGGACAAGATAGAG